TGAACACATCACGTGTTCTTGTGCGTTTAGCACATAAGTTAGGTTAGGTAATCTATACCTACCCATTTCCCCCTCATTTTGGACTGATGAGGAACAGCGTGTCGGCAAGGGTCGAGACGGGTTTCGCGTAAGCCAAACGGATCCGGAAAGGAATCCATGAGCATACGGCGGAACAGTTCTTCCCAATTTGGTCTCCCGCGCTTAAGAACGCAGGGCATCACGTAAGGGATCAGTATCTCCTGCATACAAAATTTACGGTTGTTCCGTGTTTTGTATGTATTCAGAAGGTGATCTCGAACCTGATGTTTCGTCCATTCTTCTTTGACAAGTGCGAGGGGTGTTACCCCAAACTTGTTAAGGATAGGGACTGGACCAAACGTTGATACTACATGTCGCTCCAGAAAACTGGCAGCTCGCATGTAGCCCCTATCTCTGAGTGCATTATGAGCACTCGTACAAGATAGAGCAGCCGACGGAGACTTGTCATCCAGTCGTGTCTTTACACGGATCGGTGCGACGCTTTCCATTTTGAAAGCGTCGTAACCACACGATTCTCGGAAGAATCGGCCGGTACAGCACTTACTTTCATTGAGCTTCAGATGAAGCTCTTCGAAAGTGTGACGGATGGCAGCAAAATCCTCCTTGCGGAGGATGATGTCGTCCCCGTAGACATACACATCAGGAAGGCTATATAAGTCCTTCGTGATGCGTATATCTCGGATAGAGCCCACAGCCAACGCCCAAAAGATAAGTGCCTCAATAGGAAAGCATACGCTAGATCCCATTGGCGCAAATTTCTTAAGGGTTCGGATGTGTCCTGTTGGGAGTTTCGTATGGACCGACCGAGTTGCATACAAGCAAGCTTGTATGTTCCTCGGGAACAATCGGTCGACGAGCCAACAGGAGACGCGGTCTGAAGCATCCTTCATGTCAACAGTGATGTAAACATCATCTGAAGGCATGGAGTGCTTCCTGGCTAGGTTACGATTTATTTCCTGGTTTGTGAAATTCACAAAGCCAGCAGAGATAGTACTAGACTCTATCCTTTCGGATATCGCTCTAAACTGTCCCTGTTGGATCCACTGTTTTTCGAGTGGTTCCTCAGAAATTAATCGTGGTCCTCTGGAATCCTTATCAACAAGCACAACTTTCGCTGTGCTCGTATCAAGCTCCGTTAGGAGCTCAAGGGTTTCCAGTTTGTCGCAGAGGTGCGAGTAATTCAAGAAGAAGTAATCCGTGAAAGGATATACCTCCTCTTGATCTCGATAAAGCCTTCGGAACTTCATCTTGTTCCAAGGTTTCTCACCTGTAGCGACGGCGCCGGGACCGTGTCTTGGACGGATGTCTAAGAGATCGAGATCTCCTAAGACAGCACCTATGATAAGGCGAGCATTTCCCAATGCTCGCTCAGTCATGCGGGTGAGGGGTTTAATCTCATCCCGCGCAGGAAGCGAATCGTCTACCTCAACGAATTGAGATAGAACGCGTTCAGCGTCCTCAGGTGCGTAAGCACCGTTCAATTTGTAAAACAGAAAACAAATCTGTCTTACGGCTCTTACGGCTCGGATTTGCCTTTTAATCAAAGGGCAACTAAGCTCTACATCTCTGTAGAGATCCGTGTCTTGTGAAGAGAGATCACCAAAACCATAGCTCCCGAAGTCCAAGGGAGATTTATGATTTGGTGAAGTCAAGATACACCCGCTATCGTCGAAAATCATTTTCCAGAACCCGCCAAAAAGAATTGGTAGGTAGGGCTTACGTTTAGATATTTTAAATCTAACGTCTGCCCCACAATGGAAAGGACAATCACTGCTAAGCGCCTTGTCCAGGCACTTACCGAGTGACGGAAGATCTTTCGTTAGAAAGACCAGTCCTTCGGCTGTAGCTCTACGAGTAAGGGTTTCAATATCCTTATTCGCAGATGAGGGCGTAACTTCACAGAAGACTGCCGCATCTCGGTAGATTTCTAGGAGGAGAGACAAGTAAATACTTGCATTCTCAGGCTTTTCAGTTTTCCTCAAAAGGTCAACCTCCTAGCCAGCAATATTGCTTCCAGAATCCAACGAGTTCACTAAATCGGTCATGATTGCAGTGGAGTTGGACGCACAAAGGCGACTAACTTTCACCTGCAATCAATCTGTCCCAGAAGTACGTAGGGTCGTCGTCATAGACGACGTCACCCGACGAACCGCGGAGCATTCCGATATAGTGCCTGAAAAGGGTAGTCCGTTGACTGGCAGTTGCCAGTAACGGAATATCCAAGACAGTGTAGGCCGAAATCGGAAGATTTCGGTCCTCGACGCCATCGACTACTACGAACGCTTCCATGCGTGCGAGGTGTCGATTAGCTTTAGCATCGCCTTTTCTCACAACACTGTGAGACAGTTTCATGACGCGCGGGTTACCTACTGCAGCTACGAGGTTTTCGTAGACGCAGGAGTTACCGAGCTGACTGAGACGTGTGTAGGGTACCGTAGTTTCGGCACCCGAGGCAACGCTAATGTGGGCGTTATGTGGATCTGCAAACAATTTGCTGACCCTCCATGTTTGAACTGGTATCGTTAGACACCGGTTCTGTGTTCACGCTTAACGGAAATGAGGCAGAATTACTTCATTCTCGAGAAAGCGAGCGCAGCGCCGATAACGATCGTCCACCCTTCCGGGAGGCCGAACTCTACCAGCTTATCCTGCGGGGGTAGCCTAATATCCGGCCACCTTATGTAAACCTTCAGTTCCTGTTCAACAGGTTCTGAAGGATTGACAGGGGACCAAGGGACAGGTAATACATCACTGTATACTACCTTGTCGTACTGCCAGTATTTTACTGAGCGGCACTGGTCATAAATGACCACCTTGGGGGGAACATTCAATAAATTGAATTGTTCCAGGTACGAACCAATGTCCGCGAACCAATCAATAACGAAGGTAAACGGAATGACATCCCAAAGATCACTGATCGATAGGTTCATTCCGAAGTAATCCAACTCGGCCAAGAAATGGCGGAGGAACGGCCCAAAGGGCAGTTCATAGGAATACACCAACGTATTGTGGTATTTGGCCTCGCTAATTGAACGTGTGCGCGTGGACGTTTGAGAGAATTCATCTCCCAAAATGTCCTCGGCAAACTTCCAAGGAGCAAATAAACCGGAAACACTGTAAACGTGTTGTTCGGTAAAGGGGCCAAACCAGCTTGGATCTTGGAACGTGGCCGGAGCGAGCGCCTTTTGAAAGTGCATGGTCTTAACCTTGTTTGCTTCAGCTTCAAATTCGAAGACTTTGTCTGCGACAGTTTGAAACTTATGCACCAAGGCTCTGACATCACTTACAAAGGGTAGCGCACCAAAAATGGTGGCTAGGTAGTGATTACTGATCTCTTTGAGGGGCTTGCGAAACAAGCGGAGTAGGGTTTGGGGCAATTTCTTAGATAAAGAAATCATCCACCTTATCATCTGCTTGAGTTCGAAGAGCTCAATGAGAAAGCGCGGAGTCGAAAACCCGTCATCTAGACGCGGTAACATCGCCTCCCACGCTAGCAACTCTAAGTCAAACATCTTACTGTGAAAGTGAGGTGATTGACTTACCCATTCTCCGTTATAGACGTAGAGTGGTGAGATGCCAGTAGGTAAATCAGAATAACCTAACTCCAACCTGATTTTATCTTGCGTTAATTCGCGATGATAAACCCAGTCTGGGGTACTACAGCCCTGGAATGGCTGAGTTTGCGTATCGTCTATAAGACGAGCAAACTCGACACTCGAAAGGCCGCTAGTTATTCTCTTCGCCACGTGTCTGCAATAACAGGAACGCCTTGGTTTTTTATTGCCGTGTGTATCATATAAGATATACTCGGCATAAGGCATCCAGTTAGTAGCAGGCACTGTAGACGTCGCCGTTTGAAACGTCGAGACTGTAGAGGTATCAACCTCTAAGTCGCACGAGGGGTCCCACCTCTTTTCATGGAAATGAAAATTGGTGCGATCAACTCGCTGCGGCCCTAAGGCCTCTTCGTGACAACGGGACTTACTTTTCACTTGTCGCAACTCCTTGTTACGTACGTGAGGACCCCCTGTG